TCATCCGATTTTCCTCTTCAAGATCGTCAACACCGGCCCGCGAGAGTCAGTTGTTGATACCATGTTCGCAGCCTCAATCAGCTTGCCCAGCTCAGCGCCGGAGTAGTGGCTGGTGATGCTGCCGTTCTTGTGCCCGAGCAGTGACTTCCGATCCTCTTCCGTCACGCCCGCGGCGCGCAGCCTTCGACCGAATGTATGTTTGAGGTCGTGGATGCGAATTGATGCGTACCCAGGGTGAGCGGGGCGAAGGTTTTCCTCCTGCCAGAGTTTCGCCGCTCTCACCCGTGCCTTCTTCCAGGCCGAGTCGTTCATCCGGTGCATCGCGGTGCCGTTGTATGGGAATACCCATTCCTTGCTGATCCCGCGCTGCCTTTCAATGATCGACTTGGCCACGTTGTTTAGCACCACCAGGCGCTCGTCGCCATTCTTTACGCCCGATCGGGCGTGTCTCCCGCCGAAGTCAGCAGGGATCAGGAAAACACTGGTTCCCAGTTCCGGCACCGATATCTCCCAATCCCACCTCAGCTTGCACACCTCTTGCTCCCGGCAACCCGTATTTACCTTGAACAGGGCCATGGTTTGCAGATGGCCCGGTAACTCATTGAACAGGATCGACTGCTCTTCCCATGACATTGGGTAGGGTTTGCGGCTCGACTTCTTCTCTTCGAGCTTCCTCAGCATGGGCACACTGTCCAGCCATGGCCGGCGATCATCGTCTCGCCACTTCCTGGCGCAGAGCGTCAAAACCCGAACCGCGCGCTCGATGGCGATGTTGATCGTTCGGTTGCTCACGGCCTTTTCGATGGTCCCATCCGGCAGAACCTTTTCTGTCTGCCGATCCCTGATAAACGGCTCCAGCGCCTGGTCATCGATGTGCGTCAGAGGCAGGTGGCCCAGGTATGGGTGAAGCTGCTTCATGCACAAGGCAGTCAAGTGAATGGAGGGCTGATCCTTGACCTCAAGGAGGTAGCGCATAGCTGCCTCCTCCCAGGTGTGGATCTGCCGAACGCCATATACCTTCCTTTGACGCAGCTGCTCGAGCTTGTGGATCAGGTACTGCTCTGCCTCTTCCCGGTCACCAGTTCCAGTACTTTCTCGAATTCGCTCCCCTTTGTAGACTTTGTCGATTTGCCAGACACCGCCCTTCTCGTAGAGGCCGGTGATCGTTTTTCGCGCCATGTATCATCTCCTCGGCGCTCGCTGCGGGGCCGATTGTTGTCCTGTCCGGTGGCTTTTTCAATCGCCTTGGCCTCGATGGAGGCGTCCGCCCACTCATCAAGCTCCTGGCGGTCAAAGGCCACGCCCTGTTTGCCAATGGGGAATTCCCGCACGTTCGGCCTGACCGTCTTGTTGAACTCATCCCGGCACATGCCGAGATATCCAGGTGCATCGCCGAACCGGATGAACCGCGGCTGAATGCTTGAGGGCTTTGCTGCTGTGGCATTCGCCATGGGTGTCTCCACGCCGCCGGTGGCGGCAGGTTGGTCAGGCCGTAGCCTTGGCGATGGTCTGCTCGAAGCGCGCTGCCAGGGTGGCATTGACCTCGGCCTTCGCCAGGCTGTCGGCGGTGCCTTTGGCGCGGTGCAGCACTTCGTACTGGCGCAGCTGGCCGGCGGCGTCGATCAGGTCCGCCAGTAAATCCGGCGCAGTGGCGATCAGCTTGGCGTTGGCCTTGGTCTGTTCGCCGTTAAACCATTCGCCCAAGTCGCTGTCGTCATCCTCATCAATAACCATCACGTTGCAGATTGCGATCTGTTCATGGCGATCAACTGGCGATACGTAGATCGGGGTCTTGTCGCTGGACTCAACGAACCAGGGACCGGGCGTGTGCTTGTGATTCGTCATGGTAATAGCTCTCCATGCCCGCGCATGTCGGCGGGCTTGAGTTATAGGGGGAGGGGTTAGGGGTTCGGGTAACCGCTGGAAATGCGATCCGCGATGCTTTCAATGCGCTCGGCCATGTACCACATGTCGTTGTTGTCGCGACGGCTGACAACCAGCGACCGGGCGCAGTTGCGGTGCATGAGGATGCTGGCGGCAAAGCGCAGGAGCGTCGCTTCCAGCTTCCGGCGCAGATAGCCTTTACGCGGGATCATAGGAGGTGCGCTCCATTTTCAAGCAGCCCGTCGCGATCTTCGCGGAGGTTGTCGCGCTCCTTGACCAGTCGCTGGATCTCGCGGTGCAGGTACTGGGCAATGGTCTCGCCGCCGCGCAGGTCGCTGGGCTTGACGCCTTTCAGAATGGCCTCGAGCTCGTTCACGCTGAATTGCTCAATCATGGCATCAGCTCCTTGGGCACCTGGACGGTATCGCCAAGCTTGGCACCGACGATCGCGCGCATTGCTGCGACCAAGTGGGTCAAACCATCCCCGTCACCCGCAATATCGTCTAGTCCGATGACGGCGAAGAACGAGTCTGAATAAAGGCCGAAACCGATGCGGTATTTCGCTACCAGCGGCCCGCCCAGTACCCATGCCTCCCAGGGGTTATATCGCTCGCAGCGCTCGGTCGCCTCACCCCGGTAGATGGCAAACACGCGCCAGCCGTTGCCGTACTGGGGCGGCTCGAGGTGTAGAGCCAGGCCTCCGGCAATACCCCCCGCCCAGCCTAGGGCCTCGTCTGCTAGGTCCGCAGTCTTCACTTCGATGAGGTCAGTCATGGCTACACCTGGCTGGGGTAGGGTGGCTGGGTTGAGATCGAGAACGACCCCAGCAAAGGCAGTCGCGCCCAGGCACCGAAGTGGCCCTGGCCGACTTGGTACTTGGTTCCGGCCGCCATCGCGGGGCCAAAGGCGGGAAGGCACAGCGCCTTCTCTGGTTTTCGCCACCAGACCGCCCAGCGCCAGTAGCCGCACTTCAGCGCCCAACTGGCGATAACAGCCTCGTCCTTGCCGCCGTAGCACCAGTTGAGCCCTATAAAAAGTTTGCCGATCTTCACAGCTCATACCTCTCATCAATCCAGCGCCCAGGCGCCAGAGCGGGTGTAGGTTCGGGTTGGGTTTCGTGCGGGGAGAGCTGGCGCTGGTTGCCGGCCTGGTCTGGGCCGCGCAGCATCCAGTCGGGCAAGCAGGACAGTCCGATTGCCGTGCCTGCTGACCATTTCCAGCAGGTGACGGCTCTGGCGTCGTCATGCTCTACAGTTGTGCCGCGCATTGGGTTGTCCAGCTTCTGTCGCGCAGCCTGCGCTGGCGTCATAGGTTCGCAGCCGGCCAGGCTGGCCAGCGGCATGCGACCGAGGATGTCGCCCACGGCGCGCAGGCTCTTCTTCTCCGGCTCATACAAGAACGGGGGTACCTTCTCGACATGGCGGGCAACCAGGAGGAAGCGCTTACGGCTCTGGGCCAGGCCGCCGATGACGCCGCAGTCGTGGGTGGTTTCGGCGACCGCGTACCCGAAGTGGCTGAGCAGGGCGCCGATCTGGTCCAGCAGGTGCCGGCCGCGGCTGGCCAGGCGTGGGACGTTCTCGAACACCAGCAGCGGTACCGGGTCATCGCGCCAGGCCTCACCGAACAGCCAGATGCAGCGCAGCGTCAGCTCGTTCAGTGCCTGGTACTTCGGGGTCAGGCTCATGCTTTCGGACAGCAGCCCGCTGGCGCCCTTGCATGGCGAACTGATGAACACTGCGTCCGGACGGCGGCCGCCGGCGGCGCGCCGGATATCCTCAGGCGTTGCTTCACGCCAGCCTGGTGGCGGCTCTTTGCCGTGGAAGCGGATGTACTGGTCGCGGGTGAACAGATCGATCAACGTGCCTTTGACGCCGCTCAACCGCTCGAAGTCGGCCAGGCCAGCCGGGTCAACGTCCACACCGCCGATGCATTCCCACTCGGCCTGCATATTGCCAACGATGGGCTTGGCTCGGTTGAAGCCTTTGGCGCCGCCGCCCAGGCCGCAGCAGAAGTGGAAGTGAGTCAGTTTTCTCTTGATCAGCATGCTGCCGTCCTTGAAGAGGGGGCGCCAGCTGGGCCGGCGCATAAGGAGATGGTTAGGCGACCGACTGGTAAGCCTGCAGGGCGAAGTACACGCGGGCGCAGGCCTCGGCGTCCGGGCGGGCACGGTGGGCGCCGACCAGTTCCTCGCCGGTGAAGAACTTCAAGGCCTCGGCAACGCTGGGCTGCTTGAACTGACGGCCACGGCCGGCGGCGATCATCTTGGCCGTGGGCGGGCACTTCACGATGTTGGTGGTGGATTGGCAGGTGCAGAACTTCGGCGCCTCGCGGAAGGTTTCGGCCACCCATGGATCTTGGAAGCGCTTGAGGGCGATACGCATGATTCGATCGTCGAACGACACGTTGTGCGCCACGCGCAGGCCTGCGCGGTTGGCGATGGCCAGAAAGCCTTCGACGGCCACCGCTTCGGGGATGCCGTGCTCCAGGGCCATCTCGTTGGTGATGCCGTGGATCACAGACACTTCGTTGGGGATGCTCCAGCCGTCAGGGCGGACCATGGCTTCGAAGCTGTCGACCAGTTCACCCTCGGGGGTGTAGAGCAGGGCGCAGATGTCGACGATGTGGGGCTGGTCCGGGTGGTCGCTGGGAAGTTTCCAGTGCGGGAAGCCCTGAGTTTCTGTATCGAAGATGCAGATCAACTGGTCCATAAAATTTGTCCTTTGTCGTTTCGTAAGGAAATGCTTGTGCGGCGCCGACGGTCTGCGGCGTAGCACTTGGCGAGAGATAAAGAGGTCTTTGCCCTGGACTCGGCTGAATGTGTCGTGCCGGTCTTGTGATGGGCGTTGTGGCTGGCTGGAGTTTCCAGCTCCAAGTTGCCCGGGCTGTCGTCGTTCTTGTCTTCGTTGCGGTGGTGCACGATCTCGTCGCGCTGCAATGGGCGCCCAATTTTCGAAGTCATCACCACCCGGCTTCGACGGATATCGCATCCGTTGCAGCGCACCGGGACATCTGGAAAGAGCAAGTGCGGTCGAATCCGAACCCTCCAGTACCGGTTGTTTCCTTTGGGCGCGTACTCGCCAATCACCTCTATTCCATGAGGAAGCACGTATAGCGGCGGTTTAGGCTTGGCCATATCGAATTTCCTGTAGGCGAAAAGAAGGCGCCCGGAGGCGCCTGTGGTCTTGCTGGGGATTGGGTCAGCCGGCTTGCTGCATCGGCTGGTCTTGCTGAGCGACACCGCCTTCGATCCATACCGCGCTGATCTCCGGTGGAAGCTTGGCGGGTTTGGCCTTGAGGGTGCCCAGCACGATTGCGCTTTCGATTTCGTTGGCCTTGGCCAAGCTGACCAGCATGCCGAGCAGTTGCCCGCGCGCCGGAAGGTCCAGAACGTCGAAGCGATCGAGCATCACCAGCTTCAAGCCCGAATGCACAGCGATGGCCAGGGCCAGCAGCGTGTCGCAACGCCACTGTTCAGATTCGCTCAGCAGCTGGTACAAGCGGCCGCCGGCGGTGATCTCCATTTCGGTGGACACCTGCACGACTGGCCAGCCGGTGAGCTTCGACGTGCGGGTCAGGCTGGCATTGAATGGTTGCAGGGCTCCGGCCAGGATCTCGCCGGGGATGCCGTCGGGGGCCAGGGCCTTTTCGATAAGTACCCATTCCAGAACGTCGAGGTGGTAGCCGGCGGCCTTTTGGGTGTTGGCTTCTGCGTTCTTGGCTTCGTCAGCCGCTTCGCACAGCGCGTTGTACTGGGCCCGCAGTTCGCCTTCCTGCTTGCGCAGAGCATTGAGCGATTCGATTGACCGGTTGTATCGGTCCTGGTCGAAGGCTTCGGCCTGCTGGCCCTCCAACTGCGCCAAGTCATTGCGGGCTGCCTCGGCCTTGGCCACCGCCGCCATGTCGTTCTGCAGGGTACGGCGCAGCATTTCCACGCTGCGCTGCATGTTGGTGATGTCGAGCGCCAGCGTGCTGGTTGCCGCAGTGTCCTGCTTCAGCCCCTGGTACAGCTCCAGCTTGCTGCCGACGATCTTGAGACCGACACCGCAGGCTGGGCATTCGCACCCGCCAGAGCCTGCCTGTTGGTCTTTCAGCTGGGCCTGCAGCTCTGGCAGTTGCTGCTCCAGCTTTGCCAGGTCCTGCTCGGTGGTGGTGCGCTTGGCTACGGCGCGGTCGTACAGGCCGGCCGCTTCTGCCAGTTCTGCTTTACGCTGGCCAAGGCCTTCTGCTGCCTGGCGCTTTGCGTCCTGCTCACCGATGAAGCGGTTGCCGTTTTCGATGTCCTGCTGCACCTTCGCGTGCTTCTTGAAGACCTCTTCACGCTCGTCGGCGTTGGCAATGTTGTCAGGCGCCTCGAAGGCCCATCCTTCCGCCTTCTCGCTGCCGTACTGCTCACCGGTGATGGCCTTCCAGGCGCCGCGTGACTCGGCGGCGTAGGCCTTGGCTTGCTCTTGGGCAGCGCCAAAGCCGCTCAACAGCAGCGGCTTGATCTTCTCGACCTTGTCCGGGTTGGCCTTGCGCTTGGCCAGCATGCCCACAACAACGTCAGGCCTGGCGCTGGACTTGGTCAGCTTGAACAACAGGGCGCGACGGGCCTTCTCGTCTAGCGCTGCGAACGCGCCGGGCGTCAGCACGAATGGCAGGTAGTCATCGCCTGGCACGCTGTGGCGCTCGGCGGTGCCCTTTGGAAGGGAGAAGCTGCTGGCCGCGCCATCGTGGCTCACGATGATCTGGGCCTTCTTCTCGCCTTCGGTGACCAGCTTGCCGTAGTCCTTCTTGTGCTGGACGCGGCCAGAGCCGCCCAGGGCGAAGCCGATGGCCTCACGCAAGGACGACTTACCGGCACCGTTGAAGCCCGCCACCAGGGTGATCGGCGTGGCCAGATCCAGGCTGGCGCTGCGCAGGCCCTGGAAGTTCTCGACGAAGATGTGTTCGAGGTGCATGGGGGATTACTCCAGGTTGAGGTCGACAGCCTGTTCCAAGGTGCCAACGACGCGGTAGGTGTGTTCGAGCGAGGAATCGCCCTCGGCTTCCAGCTGGATCACGTTACTTTCCAGCAGGCGCAGCAGCAGCGAGGCGGCGCGGTCACTGTCGATGCTCAGGCGGCGCTGCAGCCAGGCAGCGTCGATGACCTGGCCGTGCAGGGAGACGATCTGCGCAGCCTCGCTGTAGTCGAAGTCGCCGAACTCTTTGTTGACCGGCATGCTGTCCTCGGGCCACTCGGCGTCGACAACGTCGCTTTCGTCTTGGGCCACCGGCTGCTGCTCGGCCTGGGCGATCACTTCGCGGGATCCATTGGAGCTGATGGCCGTTACCACGCCCTCGGCCTCCATCTGCTCGAGCATTCGAGCGGCGCGGTTGTAACCGACCTTCAAGTGCCGCTGGACCGCCGCTATTGAGGCGCGGCGCGTGCTGCGTACGAAGGACACCGCTTCGCCGTAGAGCGAGTCAGGCCCATCCGGCAGGTCTTCTTCCTCGCGCTGGCGCTCCAGGCCCATGCCCGAAACGATCTCTGACACGCTCAGCGGCAGCTCATGCTGATCGCGTTCCGGCTTCACGAAATCTGTGCCTTCGTGGTAGTCATCCGGCGCCATCACCAGCAGGCAGAGGTGGCCGGCGCTGTCGATCAGCTCTTTCCGGTTCGGCGCCTTGGCGTCGATGATCCCGGTAGCGGTCAGCTTCTTGGCATCAAACTTGACCTCTTTCATGGTCAGTTCGATGGTAGTGGCGCCACGCGAGGCGATGATGCTCACCGCAGAACGCACCACATCGCTGGCCTTTTCGGTGATGCGGTCGATCACTTCCTGCTGGTCGTCCTCGCCCAACCGCAAGAACGGCATCTTGATGTTGCGCAGTTCGAACAACGCCGCTTCGACCAGGTCGTGCACCATCAGCTCGTGGGCCAAGACCATCGGCGAAACGCCGTGCAGGTAAGCGCGGTCGATGAACTCTTTGTGTTCAGCTTTCATTGGGGATCCTCAGTACTTGGCGATTTCTTCCAGCTTTTTCTGCTGGGTGAATGTCAGCAGGGTGCGCGGGCCATAGCGCTTGAAGCTGGCCCGCATGTTTTCGACGAACTCTTGTTCCCAGGCGCCCGACGCGTGGAGGTCGGCGGCGGCGAGCAGCGAGGTAAATTCCTCGACCCGGTCGTACAGTTCTTCCACGGTCTGGGCGGCCATGGCGGCTTACTCGAACTGCAGGTTGCTGGTATCGCCCGGCGGGGCATCGTCTTCGGCGTCCGCCTCAGGGTCGGAAACCTGCTCAGGTTCCGGCTCTTCTTGGACGTTTTCGGTGGTTTCCTTTACAGAATCGGCAGTTTTCTTACCTTTTCGGGGGCTTTCTGTTACCACTTCCGCCTGTTCTGTTGAAGGTTCGTCATCAACCACCACACCTGCATCGTCGTCACCTTCGATGATCGCCGGTGGCTCCGGCTCTTTGTTCCGGAGGTCGTTTACGTCCACGGTGTAGGAGCCGCTGGCGTCCTGCTGAGCGTCGATGTAGTCCTCGACCTCTTCACGGGTTTGCAGACCCATCAGCAGTTCGGGCGCATACAGCCGGCCCAGCAGGCTGGCGGCTCGGTAACGCAGCATGATCTCAGGCATGGTCAGCCACTTGCTGCCGTTCTTGGTGAGCCAGCCTTCATCGATCGCCATCTGGATAGACACCAGCGGCCCATCCAGGCGGTCGCCGGTTTCCTTCTCTATCACCCATGCGCGGCAAGTCTGATGCTTGATCTTCGCCTTGCGCTGCTCAGTGACCTTCTTGCCATCCTTCCAGAACGTGGCGCTGTAGGTGATTTCCTCGGCCTTTCCCGGCTCGCTGATATCGAAGCGCAGCGGGCTGAACCGTCCGCAGCTGTTGATCGAGGCGATGATGAACTGGCTCGACCAGGACGGACGCCCCTCGATCACGTACAGGTTCTGCATGACCATCAGCGGGTCGGCGCCCATGCGCTGGGCCATGTTGAGCGCCACGATGCAGTTCGGCAGCCCCGCGCCATTTGGCTCATGGCCGACCACGCGGCCATATTCCTTTTTCTCGGTAAACGCCCGGTATTGAACTGGTACCAGGGTGGATGCCGACAGCGCCTTGGCAACACGCTGGATCTGGTCGAAGCCTTGGCCGGTCAGCAGCGACATGGGGGCATCGTTGGGTTTGGCGACGGCGCTGGTCTGCATCTGCGCCAGGGTGGTGGGTTGCGACATGGTGGACCTCATTGGTGGTAAGGGCAGGTGGACCAGCGCGGGCAATACTTCGCGCTGCAAAGGAAGCTCTGCGGGTTTGGCGGGAACAGGCCGGAACGCAGCATGTCGGCGCCGATCTGGATCAGCCCGGGGAAATCCTCGGTGCCGACCATCATTTGCTTGGCGCCAACGATCTCGCCGATGCCGGTTTCGGGCTTGCCCTTGGTCTTGAGCCCGATAATGTGGGCCGGTGCGGTGCAGGGCTCGCCGGTGGTATGTTCTTCGAGGATTTCGTAGGTGCCGATCTGGGCCCAGTGGCCCTTGGTCTTGGCGACCCCATCCACGACAGCGGCGCCGCCGGTCTTCACGTCGGCAATGCCCTTGCCGTCACCGGCTTTACAGATGCGTGACCGGTCGAGCTGGCCGGTCAGGCGGATGATGGTGCCGCCACCGCAGTCGATCTCCAGCGGCTCGGTGGTCCGCTCGACGGCCACGAACTCATAGCGCGGGCTGATTTCGTTGCAGTAGCGGGTGTGCAAGGGCAGGGCGATGCGCTCGGCCTCGGCAAGGGTCAGCTTGTCGGCCTTCCAGTCGATGTCCTGGTCGGGATTGCGCAGCGTGTGCACCAGCAGCTCGGCGGTGTCGTAGGCCGACAGGTTGCTGCCGTTCATGCGGGACACATCGAAAGCAGCTGTGCTGGCGTGGATGGCGGTGCCCAGGTGCGAGCGACCACTGCTGGGCGACCGGTGCTTGAGGATGTGGATGTACTCAAATTTGTACGCGCAGTCGAAGAGGGTGCCCCAGCTACTGGCCCGGATTTGGATTACGGATGGCATGAGATTTTTCCTTCGTGAATCGCTCAACCTTCTGGAACTGCGGCCAGTCAGGGCTGGCTTCCAGGCGGTGATGTAGCTCAAGGTGGTAGCGATGGGTGCAGATCAGCAGGTTGTCCGCCTGGTTGTTCTGCTTGTCGCCATTGATGTGGTGCACCACCTCGTTGTCGGGGTGCCCTCTGGCTATCTGGCGAAGAGGCCTTCCAAGTGCTTTTTGAGCCACCAGGATGTGCTCGTACTGGCGACCATTGGGTGTCCAGATCATGACGTAGCCGTGGCTGGAGATTTGGCGACCGCCATTCCAGCGCGGCGACTTCTCGCCGGATGCTCCGGCGCGTAGCCGGTGTCCCATCATGAATTTCAGCGGTTCGCCTTTAGTCCAGCCTTTGCTGCGGTCTGTTACCGGAGCGATCCGTGTGCGCTCACCGCAACCGCATTGGCAGTAGCCGTGGGGGATGCTCATGTCGTTCACCGTGTGATCAGGTCGGCCAGGGCAACCAGCGTCAGCCAGCCGGCCCAGCCAAGGAGGGAAGTGGTAGCGCCGCGCCAGATCAGGTGGCGGCGCCGGCGCTGGGCCTGGGTCACGGAAAGCGCACCACAAACATGCCGCGGCGGATGCGGATGGTGGTGCCCAGTGGCAGGTCGCGGAACATGAAAAAGCCCTGGCGGTGCAGGGCTTCAACCATTAGCTGGGCGGTGGGGCAGATGAAGCCCCGGCACTTATTGGACATAGCGGCGCTCCAGTAGCAGGTCGCGCTCATCCGAGCGCCAGTCGCCGGCCTGGATCGGGTAGCCGTCCGGCTCGGCATCTTCTTCGGTAGGGTCTGGCTCGTCGTCCAGGTCGGGCGGGTCAAGCCAGCGGTCGTAGGCGCTCATGGCCGTGCAGCCAAGGCAAGGCGTTGAGTGCGCAGCGTTTGAGCCAGGAGCCGATAGCGCGCCATGTCGATCCGCATGTGGATCAGGTCGCGCTGCTCGACAGTGATATCGCCGCGAGCCAGGGCATACGCAGTCATGCCAGCCACGTAGCTCAGTTCAGTTTCGGAGGCCGCCACCAGTTCGCCCGGTGGTGACGCAAGCGCTCGCTCGATGCTCTCGTCGAACACCGTCTGCGCGGTTTGATTGAACATGGTGGTTACCTCTGTGGGATGCGTTCTGCATCGGGGTGTGATCTGGCCGGTGCTGATTTCCGGCTTGCTGGCGGCTACCCTCCAGCACGTACAAGGGTTCACTTGTTTCCTTTCGCGCCTAACGCGGGTGTGATCTTGCTCGGCAAGAGGCCACCCGATCGTTCACGTTGCGCATCAGCCTGCGCATTCAGATCACACTCCGATACAGCCTGGCGATGGGGGAACCAGGTGCAGCGGGCCGTCTTTCCGGCTGTCAGGGAAAATCAGAACCAGACGCGGCGATCGAAGATGACCGCGGTCCCGGCGATGAAGCCAAGCTGCTCCGGCTCAACGCCTGGGTTTTGCTTGAGGTAATGGGCGCGGTAGATAGCCGTGGCCTTTTCGTTGCGGGGTAGGCTTTTCAGCAGGCCTTCCTCGTCGACAAACATGTCGGTGCCCTTACCGTTGTGCAGCACGCCGACCTGCTCGAGGTCGCCGCCGTCCAGGTGTGGAACGATCAGGCTGCGCAGGGCCTGCAACGTCGGCGCCGCCGGCAGGTTGATGTTCAGGGTCAGTTCGGTGCCATCCGGGCGGATGACGGTGTAGTTGGTGTTCATGGGGGAGTGCTCCGGTTGACTTCCCGCTGCACCCGTCACCAGGTGCAGAAGTGAAATGTTCCGTGGAGCTGGGCCGCTGTTACACGCCACCTGCGGACTGGGCGATGACTTGGTTCGGGGGCCCTGGGGGCCCAACAGCCGACCACGCTGCGTGCTGTCGGCTCTCGTTTATGCGGTGCTCGACGCTGCGCACCCGGGGTGAGGCTTCCCCTGTACCGAATAGGCTTCGGCTCGCTGCCATGAATCTGCGTTGTGCGCAGAACATAATTTGCATTATGCGCAGAAATCATTCTGCGTCAAGCGCAGAAATTTTCCTGTGTGCAAAAAAAATCCCGCGCATTGGCGGGATCTTGGCAGTTGGGAGGGTCAATCTTCTGGCTTGGTGCGCTCCATGTAGAGCGTGAATTCTCTATGCCATAGCTTTTGTCGCTCGCGCACCAGCAAATAGGTGATCCCGACAAGCACCAGGCCAGCGCATATCAATGGGATCTGCAAGCGCTCTCCATTGTACCCGGCGATCAGCAGGCAGAAATACGCAGGTAGTGATCCGGCGAAAAACGACATCACGAGCCAAAGCGTTGGGGATTTAGGCCTTACGCCCTGCTTGTCGTTAGCATGCGATTCAGCTCTTCTGTATCGCTTAAAGAAATCATCGTCGTTTTCCTTTACGCCACGCATGACTAAAGCCCCATCATTTTTGTGTCGATAACACGCCCAACAATCTCAATTTCGTCTTCTATATGTAAAACTTTGTATTCCGCATTAAGTGACTTTAAGTAAATCATGCCGGCATCATTCATATATTGTTTGAATGTAAGATGTCCGTTTGGCAATTTTACAATGTAGTATTTACCCTGCTCAGCTTTTGAGGCGGGGTGAACCAGTATAAGCATTCCATCAGGGAAGGTAGGGCAGGTAGCCGACACCATTGAGTCGCCAAACACGCGAAGCCAATAGCCATCTTCTGTAGCGTCTTTTGTCGTGTGGTGGAACTCTGTTCCCTCCACGACGAAACATGAGTTCTCAGACTCATGCCACTCCTTCGCTTCTTCCCATGTTAGGAGTGGGTATCTCTTTATGGTGAATGGTTTGTTGGAGAGGGCTCTGTTTTCTTCTGGTGTAACGACTACAAGGTTGTCATAGAAAGCTTCGGAATATTTGTTCCTTGGCATCACATGTTCTATGTGTGACACAACTTCCATGTTGAGTGCCTTCATGATTCTGGAGAGTAGCTCTTGGCTTGCGCCCTGTTTTCCGCGCTCAAGACGTGACAGGTTCCCAGAGTCGGTATCAACCTGGTTGGCAAGCTCTTCCAGGGTAAGGCCCCTGGCCTTTCGTGCTGATCTGATTCTTTGTCCGATATCCATCTGCTGATTTTCTGCCTGTGCTGCGTAAGGCGCAAAGCGCCCGGCGCAGATTTTTGTTGCGTGAAATCTGCGTTGTGCGCAGAATTGAATTGAACCCACCCACGAAGGCACATCCCATGTCCCCTCTGAAACGAGCACGACTGTCCCGCAAGTGGACGCTGGCCGATGTCACGGCACGCGTTGCTGCGCTGGGCGACCGCCTCGATTCGGGAAACCTCTCCCGGGTTGAGCGCGGCGAACAGAAGGCATCCACCGCACTGGCTGAAAAGCTGGTTCAGGTTTTTGACGGTGAGCTGACCGAAATCCACATCCTGTACCCCGAGCGGTTCGCCGGGGCCGATGACGTGGCGGCCTGATCATGTCGACCACTCAATTAAGCCCGGAGCAGGCCGCAAGAGCCCGCAAGAATCTGCACTTCATCTTGCAGCGGGTGACGTCAGTCGGTAATGCGCCGATCGCGCTTGCAATCGGTTGCGACGAAGCGACGGTCAGCCGCATGCGTCCGGAGAAGTTCGAGCAGTTCGCCCAGATCCTGTCGGTGCTTGGCCTGAAGGTCGTGCCCAGCGAGATGCGCTGCTTCAACGAGCGCGACATCGAGATGTTCATCCACGGTTCAAAGCGCTGGATGGAACACGTCCAGGGCCTGGACCAGCTCGAGGAGGGTTGACCGTGGACTGGCTCAGGCTCTGGCATGACATGCCAAACGACCCGAAGTGGCGGACCATTGCGCGCCTTTCCAGCCAGCCTATTGCCCTGGTGCAGGCTATGTACTTGCACCTGCTTGTCGATGCGTCACGAAATGTCACGCGTGGTCACGTGACAGTCACGAAAGAGGACATTGCGTCCGCTTTGGACGTGACAGAGGAACAAATCGAGTCAATTTTTTCTGCCATGCAGGGCCGGGTTTTGGACGGCGATTGCGTGACTGGCTGGGCCAAGCGCCAGCCGAAGCGCGAGGATGCTGGATCAGCTGAAACCGGCGCCAAATCTGCTGCGCAGCGGAAAAGGGAGCAGCGAGAGCGCCAGAAAGCAGAGCAGGAAAAGCAGGGTTGTCACGACGAGTCACGCACTGTCACGACAAGTCACGACAGATTAGATACAGATACAGATAAAGAAACACCACCACCAGCGCGCGAGGACGTTTTCGATTCGCGCACTCGGTTCGCCATGACCTCGGACTGGCAGCCAGACACCAAGACCTTCCCAGCCGCCCTGATGCAGCTCGGCATCCCAGGGATCCAGGTCAGCCAAGACGACTTCCTCGAATTCCGTTCGTTCTGGATCGCAACGCCAGACGATCACCGCACCCAGGCCAAGTGGGAACACGCCTTGGCAAGCCACCTGAAACGCAATCTCCGCAACCAACAAGCCGGGGGAGTACGCCATGCACCAGCCAACCAAGCAGGTGGCCGACCTGGTCGCCAGGCTCCAATGTCAGCCGTCGACCGCGTCAAGGCCGCAATTGCAGAGCGAGAAGCCCGAGAAGCTGCCGCAGAAGGGCATGGACAAGCTCTGGGTGAAGATGACGGAGATCTACGGCCACCGTTGGACGTCGAGTTTCGGCGTATCAGCTGACCCTGATCACTCCTGGGCCACGGTGCTCGGAGGTTTGAACAAGGATCAGCTGGCCCAAGGCCTGAACGCCTTGGTGAGCCGCGGTGATGAGTTCGACTGGCCGCCGCCAGCGCATGTTTTCCGCAAGCTCTGCCTCGAAGTACCAGGCCTGCCCCCAATCGATCGAGCCTGGCACGAAGCCCTGCTGGGCAAGTACAGCCACGAAGCGGTGAAGGTAGCAGCCGAAGCCACCGGCACCTTCGACCTGCGCCAGGCAAAAGCCACCGACAAGGCCCTGTACCAGCGCTTCGAACGTAACTACGCCATCGTCCAGCGCCGCGCTCAGAACGCGCAGCCCCTCGACGGCAAGATCGCCCAGGGCATCGAGCATGACAGCGGCATGAAGGCCCAGCTTGCCCGATCCCACCAGGAAGCCCGCGACCTGATCACCGCACAGAACATCCCCACAGACGGCCAGGCGGCTCGCAAGCTGCTGCTGGCCAAGCTCGGCATTCGGAGAGAGCGCCATGCATGACGACAACCAACATCCGGCACGCGGAGATTTCGAGGCCCAGCTTCTCAAGCTCTACGCCGGAGCCGGAGGCAGCGAGCCAAGCCTGAGGTTCGAGGGTTCCGCGTACGTCGACCCGCTGATCCAGTCTGCTTGGTGGGGATTCAAGACTGCCCACGACGAAAAGCATGGACAGTGCCTGGCCTTGAGCCGTGACGTTTCCCTGGCACGCCGCCAGAAGTCGCAGTACTTCCGTGCGGTGAAGTGGTTCTTGGCCAACACGAACATCAAGCCGGCTGACGTACCAACGCCCGTGTACCACACGCTGATGCACGTGGTTAAAACCCTGGCCGAGAAGGCCAAGCGTGCTGCTGCGGAGGTGGCCAATGGTTGAGCGCAGCAACAGCACAAAGCGCATGCAGGCCCTTGGCCGCCTCAAGACGGGCGAGATGAACAAGACCGAGGCCGCGTACCAGGAGTACCTGCGGGACCGTCAGTTCGTTGGCCACATCGCCTGGTTCAAGTTCGAAGGGATCAAGCTGCGCCTGGCCGACAACACGTTCTACACGCCCGACTTCGCAGTGATGCTCGCCAACGGCGAGATGCAGCTGCACGAGGTCAAGGGCTTCTGGACTGACGACGCAAAGGTCAAGACCAAGGTCGCCGCCAGTCTGTACCCGTTCAAGATCATCGCTGTCACCGCCAAGACCAAGAAGGCTGGCGGTGGTTGGGCGTTCCAAGAGTTCTGATTCACATGAACTACGCAGAACTACGCAAGGGGGCAGTATGAAGCTCGGCAGCGCAAGAATTGCTTGGCACGATTGTTATTACACGCCCTGGGACAGCGTCATGCATCACGGCCTCGAGGGGGCAAAGCTCGCCAAGCGTGGTTACGTGGCAAGCGAAACCCGGCCAGAGCGCTGGGAGAACACGGGCAAGTGCGCCCACATGGCGCTGGCAGGGCGCGTGCAGCACGCCATCGCCAGCCTGCCGCTGGACTACCAGCAGTTCGGGCACCACCTCTACGCCCCCGTCATCACCACCGAGGTGTCGAACAACTGGGAGGAAGTGGCGCTGGCCAAGCTGGCCGGCCACGTGCATTTGGACCTGAAGCGGCGCGGGGAGAAGCGCACCTGCAGGCCGTACAGCCGCGAGTGGTGGGTTGCCCGTGGTGTCCTGGTCCGGTACCGGCACATGGTTCAGGGTGGCATGGGCGCCAACCCTGACCCGATGGCCGCTCAGTGGGTGTTCAGGGAGTGGCTGGCGGACAACCACGGCGTCGAGCTGGACAGTCGCAACTGGTCCCGGCAATGGGGCTGGCTGGTGCAGCTGATGTTCGATCAGGCGGGGATCATCGACGGTATGTGCCTGAGGCCGGTGGGGCGCGTGCTGAGCGAGGAAAGAGAGGCCGCTTGACAGGAATGTGCGGGTTTCGGCATGATTTCCCCACTGTGACAAGCAGCACCCGAAACACTAAAACCCGCCATTGAGCGGGTTTTTTGTTGCCTGCAAACAATCCCCAGACCCCGCCATTGAGCGGGGTTTCGCGTTTCTGGAGGCCCCATGAAAGCCCCAGGCTGGAGAAACCCTATGTCAAAACCGGAAGGCATCGTCGAAGCTTTAGGCGCCTCCGTGGCGAACAAGGGCATGCTGGTGGGCGCTACCACTGGTGTGGCCGGCTGGCTGACCCAAGTGAACTGGATTGGCGTCTGTGGCGTGCTGATAGCGGCGCTTGGCTTTCTGGTGAACACTTGGTTCCGCTGGCGTCAGGAACAGAGAGAGATCGCCATCCGCCAGGCCCAGGAGTTGCGCGAGGCTGCCGAGAGCGCCGCCCGCATCGCCTACTACCGCGAGCGTTGCGAAATTGAGCGCCCGTAATCGAATCGCGGTCAGCCTGCTGACTATGAGCCTTGCAGGCTTCGGCGCCTGGAAGGCCAGCGAGGGTTTTACCGACGTGGCCGTCATCCCCACCAAGGGCGACGTTCCAACCATCGGCCATGGTTCCACCAGGTGGGAAGACGGCACGCCCGTGAAAATGGGAGACACCATCACCCGCCAGCGTGCCGAGGTGCTGGCCCGCACCCTGAACAGCAAGGCCGAGAAGCAGTTTGCCGCCAGCCTGCCGGGCGTGAAGCTGCATCAGGAAGAGTTCGATCTGTACATGGACTTCGTCGGTCAGTACGGCATGGGCAATTGGCGGCCATCCTCGATTCGCCGCGACCTGCTGGCCGGCAACTACGTCCAGGCCTGCAACGACCTGCTCAAGTACAAGTTCGCTGCTGGCTACGACTGCTCGACACCGGGCAACAAGCGCTGCTGGGGCGTATGGCAGCGCCAGCTGGAGCGCCACGCTAAGTGCATAGGCGCGCAATGAGCCGGAAGCAGCCATACACGCCCTGCAAGCTGTACGTCGACGGCGCTGATGGCATTGCGGTCGGCGACTTCATCACCACCGCCGCCGGTTCTGCATACCTGGTGCAGACGCTCCGGGTGAACCGCAAGCGGCCAGAGCGCAAGCACATGGACTGTCTGCGCTGGCCCACGGCCGAGATCCCCGCTGACGCACGCTGCTACCAGATGACCTGGTACAAGAGGTAACCCGATGACCAACTACCTGATCGCCGGCCTGCTGGCTTGCGGCGTTGTCATCTACGCCGGCTGGCAGAAGATCGAGGCTCAGTCCTTGGCCCTGGACCAGGCCACCCAGCAGATCAGCACGCTGAAGGCCGCGGCCGAGTCCCGCCGCAACACCATCAAGCTGCTGGCCGACCTCGACACCCAACACACCCAGGAGCGCGAACGTGCGAACCAGACCAATGCCAGCCTTCGTGCTGATGTCGCTGCTGGCCAGCGCCGGCTGTCATTCCTCGCCACCAGCTGCACCGCCGCAGGATCTACCACCACCGCCGGCCTGGGTCATGCAGAAGCGCGAGCCGAACTTGACCCAGCGGCTGCTGAACGAATTGTCCGAATCGCCAACGACGGCGACGACGCCATCCGCCAATTGAACGCCCTGCAGGACTACGTCCGCATGGCATGCCAAGGAACCGCGCCATGAGTCAGTACGAAGTAAGCACCCCTGACGGTGTTCTGCACCGCGTAGAAGCTGTAACGCATGTTCGTGACTCCAATGGACTCACTCTGCTGGTTGAGGGCGGCAAGGCCGTGGCCATGTTTCCGGTGTTCAACTGGATGCGCTTGGTCAATGTGGTTGTTGATACCGGCACCAGCAGCACCAGCGAAACCACCACCAGCGGCGAGGTTGTAGCCCCGGCCGCATCCGGCGAGTAAATAACCAATGGCCATGACCGTGAAACGCCATCGGTTCGTGGCCGAGTACCTGAAAGACCTGAATGCCACCCAGGCAGCAATACGGGCCGGGTACGCGAAGAGGGGGGCCAAGGACCAGGCCTATCAGCTCATGCAGCTGCCTGAGGTGGCCCAGGCCATCGAAAAGGCCATGGGCGACCGCAGCGAGCGCTTGAAGGTCGATGCCGACTACGTGCTGCAACGGCTTGTAGAGATTGACCAGCTCGACCTGCTGGACATTCTGGAGGACGACCTGTCGCTCAAGCCGCTCAAGCATTGGCCCAAGGCATGGCGTCAGTACCTGGTGGGCTTCGACTTGGCCGAGATGTTCGAAGGCCAGGGCAAGGACCGGGACATGGTCGGCATCCTCAAGAAGATCAAGTGGCCCGACAAGGTCCGCAATCTTGAGCTGCTGGGCAAACACATGCACGTCAACGCATTCCGGGAGCAGGTGAACCATACCGGCAACATCAACTTCACGGACATGACGGACGAAGAACTTGAACGCCGTATTGCCAAGCTCTCCGGCCAGCAGGGCTGAGAAGCAGGAACTACTGGCGCTGCTGGAAGAGCGAAAGCGGCGTAATGCCCAGCGCCTGTACCTGCTGCAGTTCGAATCGCTGTACGAATGGCAGCTCAAGTTCGTCAGGGCCACGGCTGACTTCTCGTCGTGCATGCTCATGGCTGGCAACCGGGTCGGTAAGACTCGCACCGGCCTCACGATCGATGCTGTGCACCTGCTGGGCGACTACCCGGCCGACTGGGAAGGGCATCGGTTCAACCACGCGCCCCTGTGCTGGCTGCTGGGCTACTCCATGGAGAAGACCCGCGACCTGCTGCAGAAGCCGCTATTCGGTACCTACGAGAATGGCAAGTGGTCGGGCGGTCTGATACCGGCTGACCGTATCGTCGGCCACCTTTCCGCCAGCGGCACACCCGGTGCGATGCGCGAGATCAGGGTGAGACACGCGTCAGGCGACGTGGCCACGGTGCAGTTCTGGTCCTACAGCCAGGGCCAGCACGCAATCATGGGTGATAGCGTCGACTGGTACCACATCGACGAAGAGCCCGAAGACAAAGAGATCTACCCGCAGGTCATCACCCGCACAGCCACAGGCGACCGTGGGCGAGGCGGGCGGGGCATTTTGACCTTCACCCCTGAAAACGGGCGAACCGAACTGGTCGTCAAGTTCATGGACGATCCGGGTGAAGGCCAGTACATGCAGCGCGCTACCTGGGATGACGCGCCGCACCTCACCGACAAAATCAAGGCGGAGCTGCTCAGTGCATACCCGGCTTGGCAGCGCGATATGCGTACAAAGGGGCTTCCATTGCTCGGCACCGGCCTGATCTTCGACTTCGGCGACGACGACATCAAGTGCGCCCCGTTCCCGTGCCCCGACCACTTCTGGGTCATCAACGGCCTGGACTTCGGGTGGGATCACCCGCAGGCGCACGTGCAGCTGTGGATCGACATGGAGGCGGATGTGGTCTACGTCGCCCATGCCTGGAAGCAGTCGAGGGTCACCCCAGTAACAGCCTGGGGCTCGGTCAAGTCTTGGGCCCAGCATGTGCCAACGGCCTGGCCAAGCGATGGCTTGCAGTCCGAGAAGTCATCGGGCGACGAGCAGAAGAAGGCCTACGCCGATGCTGGCTGGAACATGCTGCCCGAGCACGCAACGTGGCCTGAGGGTGGCGTGGGCGTGGAGGCCGGCCTGGTCCAGATGTACGAGCGCATGACTACCGGCCGCTGGAAGGTGTTCAGCCACCTAAGCGGCTTCTTCGAAGAGAAGATGAACTACCACCGCGACGAGAAGGGCCGGATCGTCAAGCTTGGCGACGATATTCTGGCTGCAGCGCGGTACGCCTACATGATGCGGCGCTTCGCCCGTCAGCGGTTCCAGTGCAAGCCTGTTACGCGCGGCACCCATCAATCCCATTACGATCCATTCAACTGAGGACAACCCCCCATGGGCGGAGCAGTCAAAAGCGTGGCCAATGTCGCCACCCTGGGCCTGAGCAATGCGGTGCTCGGTGACTCTTTCGACACGCCGAAGACCGATACCACCACGGCCCAGGACGTGGACACCAACGATGTGTCCAATGCATCCGCGCAGGGCCTGGCAGACGACAAGCGCCGTCGCGCGCGAGCAGCGGGGCTGTCGTCGACCATCCTTGGCGGTGCAAGCGCCCAGGCTGCACCGACCGCCACCAAGACTTTGCTCGGGTCCTGATCATGGCTGACACCCTGCGCCAAAGGGCCGAGAAGCGCCTCGGAATGCTCAAGACTGAGCGCACGTCCTGGGAGACGAACTGGCGCGAGCTGTCAGACTTCATCCAGCCCATGCGCTCCCGTCTGCTGGGCGACCAGCAGGTCAACAAGGGCGACCGCCGAAACAGCAAGATCATCAACAACGAGGCGACCGAGGACAGCGGTGCACTGGCAGCTGGCATGATGTCGGGGCTTACCTCGCGTTCGCGCCCATGGTTCAACCTGGTGGTGCAGAACAAGCAGGCCATGGAGTTCGGCCCGGTCAAAGACTGGCTGTTCGAAGCATCGGAGCGCATGCGCGATGTGCTGCTGCGCTCCAACTACTACAACTGCCAGCACGTTTCCTACCTCGAAATGGGCGTGTTCGGTACCGGCGCCATCTGGATCGACGCTGATCCAAAGACCGGTATTCGCTGCGAGGTATTCACCGCCGGCGAGTACTACGTTGCCAACGGCGCCGACGGCAAGTGCAACAGCTTCTACCGCGCGTTCAAGCTGACCGCTGCACACACTGATGGCCGAGCGCTTTGGCGTCGAAAATCTCAGCACGCAGGCGCAGAACGCCCTGGAGCAGTCGCAGCAAGACCAGTGGTTTGACTGCGTGCAGATGGTTGAGCCAAACGCCGATCACGCGCCTGGGTCGAAGGTAAGCCGGCTGCTTCCGTTCGTATCGCTGGTATGGGAGAAGTCGGCACCGGCTGACAAGGTGCTCGAGCACAAGGGCTTCCACGAATTCCCTGTGGCCGTGATGCGCTGGGATGCTCTGCCAGGTGATTGCTACGGCACTGGCCCGGGCCGGCGCTGCCTTGGCGATATCAAGGCCCTGCAACTGTACGAACGCAGTTCAGCGCGCTTGGTCGAGACGGGCGCCAACCCGGCCATGCAGGCGCCGACCAACCTGCGTGATCAGGCCAGTTCCACCCTGCCAGGCTCGATCACCTACGTTGACCAGGTTGGCGGCCAGAACCAGATGGCGCCGATCTACACCCCCGACGCCAAGTGGCTGCAGTTCATCGAGTCAAAGATTGGCAAGCACGAAGCCCGCATTCGTCGGTCGTTCTATACCGACCTGTTCCTGATGATCAGCCAGATGGATGATGTCCGGACGGCAACCGAGATCAACGCCAGGCGCGAAGAGAAGATGTCCATGCTCGGCCCGGTCGTTGAGCGCGTGGACTTTGAAGGCCTGGACCCGATCATTGAGCGCGTTTTCGGCATCATGCTGCGCCAGTCCTTGCCCATCTGGGCGGGGCTTGTCGAGGGTGAGCCGCTGCTGCCTGAGCCGCCGGAGGAGATTGGCGACACCGTGGTAGAGGCCGATTACATCTCGATCCTGGCTCAGGCGCAGAAAGCCTCGGCGGTTACCGGCCTGGAGCGCATCGCATCGACCATCGG